AAATCAGAGTCCACACTCTGTTCTTCCGTTTGCCGTCCCTTGAAAGTGAACGAGTCTGGCACGCCAAAGAGGTTATAGAACAAGAAATGCCGAGCTTCGTCAGCGTTGTTGTCTCTGTCAACAGAGAAGCGCATGCCGTCGACCTGCTTGCCGTCAGACGAGAGCGTCACGGTGTAGAAGAGCAGGTTGTCAACCGTGAGGCTGCTTCCACCGAGGAGATTAAGAACCGTATTGGTATCGGCAGCAAAGGAGAAGCAGTCAGCATCGGTGTTGACCTCCGATTGCGCCTCCTTCCACAGCAGTCCCGTGTCGGTCTTGAAGGCAGCAGCGAACGTGAGCTTAAGCCCCTTGTTGCCGGCACAGAGAATGGAGACAGGTGTAGGCATGCCAGGAAGCACGCTCCTTGTGCGCATGCAAGTGGCAAACATAGGCTTCAGCTCCCCCATCTCCTTGCACATGTAGAGCACCCGCGAGGATCGAAGCGGTCCCTTGGTCACATCCATGAGCAGCTGCATGCCAACCTGTCGAGCCCCCACCTTAACAATGTCGTCAGCGGTGAAAGTGCGCTCCACCAGCTGGCAGACGAGTTCACCGAGATCGCACAGCCTGATGCACCCGTTCTCGTCCGGGTAATAGGTTGAGGTGTTGTTAAACAGCACCGAGCCATCAGCCCCCTTGACGCGCGTGTTGACCGCTGTTGCCTCGGTCACCTCTGTAATGGTGAACTCGTTGGCAGCAGTTGCGAACATCATAGAAGGTAAAATATCAAATTTGGGCATGATGAGAAGAGAGATTGAACACTACCACGAAAAGAGCTGAAAGCCTACGCCCGCGACCGGTGCATGGTCGATAAGGTTATAACCTGCATACATCTTCATGAATCGGTAGCGATATTCAGCCATGATAGTGAGATTATTGAAACCAAAAGTAGAAGACAGGCCGACGGAGTTATCTCTCACAAGTCTTTTCGGATAGAATGTGAAGTTCACTTCGCGGCCTGTTATAGCGTTCTGCCACACCGTGTCCTTAATGACCACCTCAGCCCTCTGCCCTTTAGCAGGGCCAGCCTTCACAGTAGCTTTGACGGTGTCGCGATAAGCATGCTTTTCAAAATAGGAGGCCAATACGCGAGCCGTGTCTACAACCGCAGGCACGGCCACGCGAATGGTCTCAACGCATGATGGAAGATATATAGTGTCCACCTTTACGGGTGGAACGGGAAGCCTCCGTCCACGCTCAGCTGCTGGCTTGTGGTGGGATTGAAACCCCATCCACAAGGAAGCAGCGAGCACAAACATGAAAAAAATAGTTATGGCAAACCTAGATGTCTTGTTTGATCGGTCCATAGGCGTCACTTTTGTTTGTTCATCAGGCGATCCACCGCCACTTGTGCCACTCTCTTGACCGCATCAATGTAAAAGCTCTTGTCATGACCGTCAATGCACGCCATGTTTTCAAGAATGGATGTCGTGTATTCCACGACAAAAGCGATCATAAGGATGACGGTGAGAACATCGAAGAACCACGCTCCGATGATCCATGCAAAAGCGTTGTGACCATACTGCTCGGCAAAGAACTCAAAGAGCTGGCACGACACGAAGAGCACGAACCAGATGCAGAGCTTCAGCACGAATCTTGAAAACTTGGCGCTCTCGAGCTTCTCTTGACGCTTATGGCTTGCAACGATGCCCGACACAAGCTCAATGGCCATGGCGAGCAGCATGGCGAGAGCCAGAATGGGCCAGATGCCGAGCGCCGAACAGAAAACGCCCCAAAACGACGACAGAGCGAGGCTCTGCCCTACGCTAACGTATTTAGTTGACGGGAATATGCTCTCCAACAGAGCCTGCACGCTGTCGTAGCCGTAAGAGATTAAAAGTTTATTTAAATACCCCATAAAATTCCATTTTATCTTTATTTACGGCAAAGTTAGCTTATATTTATAAAAATGTGTGGGACACAAAAACGGTGCGCTCCATATCACATGGAACACACCGCAAAAAAAATGTAGAGAAATTTACTAAATTATATTATGAAAATCGTTTTCAAAAGCCATAGTCATAAAGCTCATAGAGCTTCCAGCAGGGTTCACCTTCGAACACCATTGTAGAGAAGCCCAGCTCTGTCAAGACGGCACCCACCACCTCCTCTGTTGTGGAGACATGGTTATGCAACACAAAGACGATGTCGCGTGTGGTGTAAAGCAAGAGCCGCCGACGGTCGCCAGACGGAGCGTAGTTGTCGGCAATGAACTGCTTGACAAGCTTCTTGTCGGCGTCTTCAGCCGAAAGCACCTTATCGGCAACCTCCTTGACGTCCTTGTCCTTCTGCTCTTTCGTCTTGTCGTCACCCTGATAGTCAATGAAGCCTATTTTTGCCATGATGCCAACCTCCTTTCCGGTTTAAGGTTTTCCGGGCAGAACCTGTTGAGGTCTGTCAAGAAGTCAACGACCGCCCTAATGGTGTCGAGGTCAGCGAACCACTCCTGATATTCGTTCAGCTCGCTGTCTATCATCGAGCTGTCTTCAGTCTTTGCAAGCAGGTGCTCACGGCTGTTGTTAAGCAGCTCTATGAGATTTGTCACATTGCCTATCTTTATGTCGTTGTCGAGCTGCTTCACGATGTTTGGGCGTGCAAACTGCAAAGGCTCTTGCTGTTGAGCAGCGTTTTGAGTGTGCTGCTGTGTTGTTTTCTGTGAATTGTTCATTGTTAATTTCCTTTCTACATTACGGAATCTGTAAAATTATTGTATTTCATTGCCCATGGTATCTTGTCCGAGCAGAACGGCAAGGCAAACATGCGTTGACAGGCCCCTGCATCGGCAGCATGCAGCATGCCTAAGAAAGGCATGACAAACACAGAAGCCACATCAGCAACGTCGTTAAAGCCCTCATCCTTAATAATCACAGCCTTACACTCATGGCCATAGAGGTCTGTTTTTGTCAAAAAGCGATCGACAGTTGCACGGGTCTTGCGTCGCGGATATTTATGCTCCAACACGTTAACCAAAAGCTTTATATCCGCAAACAAGTCGGGGATGCGTTCTGTCTGAATGCACATGCCATGGAGCGGTGAGAGATACCGCACCATCGCCTTTTGAAAATTGTTCCTGGGCGCGTAGTCTCTCACAAGCACTACTGCCATCTGGTTCATAAAGCTCTGCTCTACAGTCATCGCTGACCTCCTTTCCGTCTTTCAAGAAGGGTGTTCATCGCAGCTAAGTTAAAGCGTATGTACGCCGCACGCATGCTCTTTGCTCTCTTGCGATAGCTTATTGATTTAAACTCCTCACGAGGAGTGACGAGCACTTCCACTTTGCAGTTGTAAAGTCTTTCAACAACCTTCTTATTCTTTTTGTAACGTCGCCACATGCCATGTTTCACACGATAGATTCTCATGCCTTGCCTCCTTTCTCAGCCTCTTCGGGCTGTGTGTTCTCGCGGTTGAGCTGTCTGACCGAGAGGGCAGCAGCGAGGATGCAGACGAAGGTGATGAGTAGAGAAGTGGCAGCGGCCATGGCGCCGACGGTGAGCGCAATGAAGGCCGCGTTGACGTGGAGAACCTCGCGTCGTGTGATGCTGAAGCCACAGAGAGCGGTGTAAGAGATGCTCTTTGCGTTGAGCCACGCCGTCATGGCGGCGATGCTGCTGCTCAACGTGCGCTTATGAGCTGAGCGCTGAACTGATGCTGTTTGCATAATTATGTAAGTTCTAGCCTTATCCCCGAATCCGTCGGGTACGGTTGACGAAAGGGTACGAAAAAAGGCGGATCGCACTTCCTCGTCTGCTAGAACTTACATGTGATCCACCACAAAGGGCTAAAAAACACGTGGAAGGCGAACCGCCGTATATCTTGATTGCATCCCACATTATATATGGAATGCTCCACATGAACAAAGGGCGATTCCCTCGGCTCAATGCGGAAAGGTACGGGCAAAAAATAAGCCCACAACCTTAATAAATATTTTGGTCGGGCTTGAACATATATCCTCGCCCTTTGTTCATGTGGAATGCTCCACATATAAATTCTAGCGATGGCAAAGGTAGACAATAAGATTGAGACGTGCAAGGATTTTGGCAAAAATCTTTCAAAAAAGTGCTCCGCAAGGAATGAAAAGGAATGAAAAGGAATGATCCAAGGAATTTTCAAGGAATAAATGTCCCATCTTTCATAGCCAACAAATTAGTAACTTTGCCGTATGGAAAAGAAAGAAATCAAAAACAAAAGGCTACCGCTCTACATTGACAATATTCTTGACATAGCAGCGATAGCCATTATCCTTGTTGCTACGATCGTAGCTGTAGCATATGTATTCTATCATATAGGTGTAGCTGTCAGGCTCTCTGTCAGCACAGCAGCCCTATAATGAATGAGAGGATTGCCGTGATGGATAATATTAAAATGTTTAAGCAATCAAAAGCCCCGAAGCCGAAGCCCCGGGGCAGGTGTCAAAAAAATAAGTTATTACAACTTGTCAGCCGTCATTCTCAGACGGTTTGCTATATCCACGAGCGCACCCTTGAGACGCTCGCGGTCGATGTCGCTGAAGTCGTCAGGCTTGCAGTTGTTGCGTCCGCTGAACTTATGATAAAGCCAGCTGCGTGATTTACCGAAATAGTTCTGTGCGAGATACGCCCAATTAATGTCCTCATACACATCATTGAGCACCTGACGCACTGTTGTCTGCTGATTTACGATTGCATATTCCATATTTATATCTTTTTTATGCCCTCCCCCGAAAGGGAGGGCTTTGGTTTATTCATTCTCCATAAGCTCGTAGACTAAATCCATAATGTAGATTTCAAGTTCTCGTGCTCCGTTCGGATAGGCTTTTCTGTAATTTCTGATAGCCTCAATCAGTTCTTTTTCTTTTTCTGTGTACTTCATAACTTATTTATTTTGACAATGCAAAGGTAATCATCTTTTGATTATTACGCAAATATTTTAACTCAAAAATCACCAAAAGATTATTATTTAACAATCAAAAAGCCTCCGATGCTTTCGCACTGAGAGCTCAACAATTTGAATGAATGAAATTCTTCGGGATGCCTTCGGGACGGCTATAGAAAAAACATGGCAAAACGCCAAAGAAAAAAGTAGATTGTTTTGCCAAAAAAGTAGATTTCTTTAGCCGAAAACGAGGCTTTCAATCTACTTTTTGCTGTAATAACACAAAAAAGCCCCCGATGCGTCACGCACCGAGGGCTCAACGAGTTCTTTTAATCATGAAACGTTGCGAAGTCAGAACTTGCAGCGGTCATGGTGCCGCATGGTCGGGCGGCGGTGTTGAATTAATTAAACAGTGACCATTTCAATATCCTTGGCAAGTCGGCGCAGACCCGACTTTATTTTCTCCACCTGCTGAGGGCGCGGCTTCGATATGCCACTTGCATAGTGTGAAAGCTGCTTCTGGTTGATGCCCGTTATCGACTGAAGGGCGGAAAACGAGAATATACCACGATAGTAGTCGAGCAACGTAGCCACATCAAAATCGTAGACGAGCCGATACTCACCGTCAAACACCTCCGGATATGCATCACCGTCTTTACGTCTGCCTTCGAGCCAGAAGTCAACACTCTCCTGGACATACGCCTTAAAACCCTCAAGGTCTCCATCGTAGGCAACGACCCAACCCGGCAGAAAGTCACAAGCGCAACAGTAGCCGTCACCAGTACGGGCAGCCTTAATCACAACATCGTTCATAATATATTGTTTTTATACGTTAACCTTAAAATAGGTGGCAGCCACGACCGCCACCTTTCTTTGTCGAATATCAAAACAAGCGTCTGCTTCGAATGTAGTGGAGGGGCGGAGCTTCAGCTCCACCCCAGTTTGTCAGAACCTAAGCCCCGACTGCCGTTCAATACTACTGAGGAGCCATCCGCAAATAGATGTTGAAGGCTTGCCGTTGACAGTTACAACACCCTTTTTGGTAGGATGTTTGAACTCTCTGTGGTCTCCGCTGTAACGGTCTAAGTACCAGCCGTCATCAGCCAAGATTCTCAGAATCTTAGAAACTTTTACATTTTTCATAGATCGCTTGTTTAATTATTCAACACTGCAAAGGTAGTAATTTTACTACGAATATGCAAATAAAACAGTAACTATTTTACTACGAAACATAAAAAAGCCTCTTAATGGTGGCTTTTTACCTCTTTTTATACCCGCCGCAAAAATGGCGCAGGCATTTTTGCGGCGGGCGATTTTTCAACAATCAACCCCAACCTCTTGTCATTGAGGTTGGGGTTAATTGCCTACATCTTGCCCTCTTCTCGATAGCTGTAGTAGCCTGTTGCCGTTACGATGACATGGTCAACCATATAGATGCGCATTGTCTCGGCTGCTTTCTGAAGCTTTGCCGTTATCGCATCATCATCGCGGCTTGCTTGGTTGTTGCCGCTTGGGTGGTTATGAACGAGCGTGAGCGTTGTGGCGTTGTTGAGTAGAGCTTCGCGAAGAATGACGCGCACATCCACCGCCGTTTCTGTCAGTCCGCCACTTGACAGCTTGACCGCTTTGATGAGATTTAGACGGTTGTTCATGAGCAGAACGTGCGCTTCCTCGTGGTCTGCCGAACCTATAACAGGTCGAAAATAACGCCACACCGCGTCTGCGCTGCCAAAATGTTTGCTATCTGCTGCCGCTTCATGTTCAAGACGCTTGGCGAGTTCAAGCGCTGCTTTAAGGGCGAGAGCCTTGTGTGGTGCCATGCCTTGCACCACCTCAAGCTCTTCGGTGCGTCTGTTAGCCATCTCCCTTAGGCTGCCGCCACAAATGTTGACGAGCTGTCGCGCCTGACGCTGTGCTGTTCCTGCATTTGAGCCTTGAATGACAAGACTTATCAAGTCGACCACATTGAGAGAAGCCAAACCATGGTTATAAGCCTTGAAGTCGGGGCGTTCTTCCTTTACAAGATTTGAAAAATTGCTGTTCATGTCGTTCTTTGTTTTTTTAGATTTTACTTGTTGTGCGAGCTAAAAACATAGCGCCCAAAACGTTTGCACCTACGGCTTGCAGCTCCTTTGCAAACTCCTCTGCTGTCTTTCCTGTGGTCACGATGTCGTCAAAAAGAATTACATTCTTTCCGGCAAAAAACTCGGGGTCAGTGCTTACCACATAGCCAAACGACTCGCTGACGATGTGGTTAACGTTGTTGTGCTTAGCCTCACGATGCCCAAAGATGTTGACGTGCTTTGTTCCGTTCTTGATGCCTGTACGCTTTGTCACCTCTGCTGCAAACCTCTTGAAGCGTCTCACATACTTGGCGTTGGTAGCTGACGGCACACACACAAGCACATAGTCTTGGCAGCTCACGCCATACCACTTGCTGAACGTCTTGGATACGAGGTCTATGGCATAGTCTGTTGCTTGTCTGTTGCCGTTCTTGAAGGCATAGATAAAGCGTCTGACGTTCAACACACGTTCGTTGTCTGTTGTGAAGCGTTGTGGCAAATAGTTGAAATAATTGAATGTTCTCATCTTGCACGAATTTTAAAAGTTATTCTCAGAGGCGAGAAGAGAGCTTTTTTACATCTCGTCTGAATCGCTGCTGAGAGTTTTTTTTAAATCATTCACATCGGGTCGAATTTCGCTTTTTACGCTGCCAACAAACGACGGAAGCCAGGCGTGAAGACAAGAAAAAGAGTTGGAAATTTTATGGAAAACCCAGTTTTTAAGGATACAAGGAATTAAAAACTCGGAAGGCTGCTGTAAAAATTCATACGCTTTAGCGCAGCGGTTCTTGGCTGTGAGCCGTCCGTCGTAACTTTGCTGCGGAAAAACGTCATTCGATTTGATGTGAAACAACCACTAAAAAAATGCTCTCAGCATCGACAGAAGACGTTAGGCACCCCCATGTGCGACAAAAAACGGCGCACATACCAAAATCCCCAAAAATCGGCTGTTTTGTAGAATAAAAAAGGAGCAAAATAGCCGATTTTTGGGGCGAAATTGTTTCATTAAAAGATGTTAAATATACCGATTTTACTAGGTTTTCGTGCGGAATTTTTTAAAAAGTCCGCTTCTCGGTAACAACCGAGCCAGCCGCGCCCTACCGTGCGGGTCGCCCGAACTGTCGCTTTTCAGTTGAAATATGACGCCCACCCCCACCCAAAGGGCAGCGCGAGAGAAAGCGAAAATCGCGAGAAGACACAAAAAAGCCGACCGTGAGCAGTCCTACAGGAGAGTCAGCGGTCGGCGAAGCGACAAAAAAGGCGATTAGAAGCTGGCGTCAACGAATGCAGTGTTGAGCCCTTGCAGACGGGTGTAATACTTAGTCCAAATGCGCTTGTCCACACAGTCGCCGAAGTGAGTAG